AGGATCTTGGTAAAGCTTATGAATTCCATCTTTGTTACTTTCTGTCAATTTGCCATCTTTAGATCCTAGCGTCAGTTGCCTGCAAACTAGATAACTATCTGGCGGAATAGGAACGGGAAAACTGTTCGTAGTGAGCTCCATTTGTGGTCCAAGTACTCCAAAATCTAATACAAGCGGTGAGGCTGATTCATCAGCCATCTGCTGTTTTAACGTTTTTGCCAGACTTGCTATTCCATTTTTATTAAGTTGCGACAACTCTCTCCACCTCCATGTTCATTGTTCTGTCTGCTGCGCTATGCTGCACAGCTTTGACATAATAATAGCCGATAAGATTGCCGGCTAAAATTTTTATCTTGTCACCTTTTCTAATAAAAGGAATGTCCAAACTCTCAGTTGTTATATTTTCTTTTGGCTTCCCTCTCTCATAAAGTATGTCATTAGCCTCTTTCTTGGCTTCAGCTATTGAAGTATTGCCATCCCTATAAATGATTTCTTGAAGTATTCCAAACTCTATTTTGCCGTCCACGGTAGCCTCAACTTTAGCCCTACCTGCTTTATCCATTTTGCCTAGTACTTTTACTCTAGTGACAAGATTATCCTTACTTATACGGTAGTTTGTCTTCATGGTGTTCAAGTTAGCATCAAAGACATACACGTCTTCATTCTTGCCTTTTTCCCGGATAACAAGGGTTTCCCCTACAAATAGAGCAACACTCTTTTTACTTAGGTGACGATCTGCTTCTCTTAGTGTTTTGAGGATAATTTCACCTATTTTATCTCCTTTAAATATAGTCTTTGGATGTTTCCATGAACTATATTCATAATTTAGTTTTATTCCCCATTTTTTGCATACATCAGTCAATATCGATTCTGTGCTTTTGCCTGCTGCATAAAAAAGATGATCTTTACTTTCTAGTGTATCTCTAAAACCATCGTAACAGACAAGGTCGATAGACTTTTGAAGTTCAGAAGTATAGTCATGTTCCCAAATTTGTCCTGTAAAAAGTTTTTTGCCATTACTATATACAAGCGCTCTGACACACAGCTTAAGAAGCGTATTTATATAGGAATTTCCAACCTTAACATTAGCTACAGTTACATTTACTCTTTGTGCCAGTTCTCCATCGCTGTCTCCCCAAGATAACTTTTCTACAATAGGCGTAAGATCAACAAGCTTGCCATCTGGAAAGAAAACTTTGAATTGATATTTAGTTTTGGTGATATCTATCATTTTTCCTCCTACTATGGCAATTTAAGTACCTGTCCTACTTTTAATTTATTAGGGTTACTTATTCCGTTGAGCTTTGCTATCTGTGGATATTTTGAGCCATTTCCTAGTTCTTTTTGTGCAATTTTCCACAAACTATCTTTAGGTTTAACTTTATAAGTCTTTGCTTTTTGTGCTGCCGGTCTTACTACAGCGTTTTTAGGGCTGTTTACTGTCAACTTAAGCTCATTTTCAGTGAACACAGTTAGATTTAACGCGTTAGTGAATTCAATGTCGTAATCGTAATCGCCATGACCGCCGGAGTAAGTCATATTGTAACTCGATAGATAAACATCATGATTAACAGGAGTATCAGTTATCAAAAGCTTGCATTTTTGGCCCTTGTGTTTTATTCCCGATAATATTTGCTGTATTTCTATAGGCGGTCTCCATGCTTTAACATATGGGGCATCTTTTCTCTTTTCTCCCGGCAGTTTAGCAGTCCAACTGAATACAGTCAGATTCTCCCCAAGTGGGATTTTATGCTCTCCTGTGTTCATGATGTCGTATGTTTGCATTCGCGCCTCTGATGATACCTTTATTTCTTCCGGCAACATAGGGAACTGTAGGCGTTCCCCTGTTTCAAGGATAGTTAAATATATGTCCAAACTCCTACACCTCCCCTGTGGCCATGTTTCCAAAACTTCTGCCAAGTGCTGTAGCGATGTATTCGCACAGTTCGTTAGCTACTTCCGGCATTTGTGATCTTATTGCTTCCATAACTTCTGTTCCATTTCCGCCAGATACAGTTATATTGATACCGCCAAGACTGATTGATGGTGTCTGCTGTGAATCCATTCCTAAAGATTCTCCAGCTTTTTGCCACAATGCTCGGCCTCTTTTTTTATTTGATCCTGCAAGTGGTATTATAGCCTCAGCTCCACCTTCTCCTACTATTGCTCTTGTACGGCTCTTTACGATACCGCCTGTTGCAAAAGGTGTTAGTGGGTTATTATCTATACCTCCGCCGGTAGTACTGGCCCAAGCATCGAATTTGCTTCCTGGTGACGTAAGAGCTACATTAGTTACTCCTGTAGGACCAGGTATTTTCATTGTGGGAATATTCATGGCAGGAAATCCTGTATTTGCAAGAAGATCGTTAACCGTACCTAGTCGGTTAGCAAATATTAATAATTCGCCAGTTGCTGGATCTATTTCTCCTTTCATGGCTCCTAATCTTACAGCTGCTTCATCAATCCGGTAAGACATATTAGTTATTTTTCCACTTGCATTTTCTCCGGCTTCTCCTGGTTTTTTGAATTTGTCATACAACCATGAAGAAAACTTTTCGCCTGCCATATAACCACCGATTCCACCTATAAGCCCACCAGCTCCAGCACCTACAGCTGTTCCCACTGGTCCTGCCAAACTACCAATAGCTGCTCCTGCTGTTGCACCGGCTTTACCTCCAACCACACTCGCTGCAAATCCGCCAGCTTGTTGGGCCGTTTCTCCAACTTTATCATCTGCTTGAGATATAGCGGCCCCAGCAAATAATAAAGATAGTCCATTACCTTTAAGGAATTTACCAGCATTTCCTAAGTGGGGGACTATTCTCGATACAGGACTCAAAAGTCTTACTGTTAAATCATCAAAAAAAGTACCCAACCTACCAAGATTGGCAGTTGCAGAGCCTCCAACCGCTTGAGCCACTCCGTCCCGTGATGTCATTCCCAAAAGGTTTTGATTGCCCCACCATGCTGCGTAATCGTCAGCATTCCTAGCGACATTAGCGGCGGCTTCCGCTGCACCAGCTGCACCAGCTGTGCCTCTTGTTGCTGCATCTACTGCCGCACCTACTCCTGCTGCACCTCTTGTTGCTGTACTTACTCCTGTGGCACCTCTTACCGCTGCTTCTCCCACTGCTGGACCGGCGCTTCCAAATTTACCGATAAGTTTGCTTAATCCCATCTTCTTTCCTACTGCAAATAATATACCTGCGCTTAATACTGATCCTGCGTCTGCTTTTTCGCCACCTGGAAGTATCTTGCTTGCTTCAACTGCTGCGTTTTTAAATCCGGTCATAAGTGCCTTCGCTACTGTATCTATGTCAAATCCCTGAATAAATCCTTCCGCGAAAGAACGGCCAATTTTTACGCCCGATGAAACTGCGCTACCGGCATTGTCGGTTTCTGATCCTAAAAGAGTCATTATCCCGCCTTTAAAGAAATTTCCAATACCAGAACCTATATTACTTGCTATAGCTTGTCCTTTTTCCGTAAAAAAGTCGCCGTGTGAACTCCACCACTTGTCAAAAGGTTCCGATATAACACTTTTCCAAATAAGCCCCATTTTATCTGCCAAATCTGCATTATCAAATTCTACAGAACCTAGAACTTTATCAAGCCTCTTGTAGCCATCTTCCAGTTTGCCAAAAAATGAATTACTCATTGTGCTACCTACTTTTTTAAGCGTTTCACCTAACTTAATGATTTTCTTATCATTTTTTTCTAATAAATCTTTCATTACTCCAAGGCCTTTTTTTGTACCCTCGGATAATCCTTCTCCAAGAGGTAAAGAAACCTTTGTCTGTAAAAGTGATGTAATCTGTCCCCAAATACCGCCGACCATGCGGTCCGCTGAATCTGTAGAAGCTCCGCCGTATTCTTTTTTAAGTCCAGCCATGATAGCCTGCACTGCGACTTCACCCTTGATACCATTTTTTTTCTCATTAGCAGCTCTTGCTTGTTCAACTGTAACGCCCAAACCGTCTGCAATGTACTGCCACGCGTTTATTCCACGCTCATTAAGTACATTTATTTCTTCCTGCGATACTTTCATCTTCATTTTCATCTGGCCTAATTGACGGGCTATACTCTGCACACCCTCTGTTCCAAGTCCTAATGAAGTAGATGCATCTCCGATGGTTCCGATATCTCCTAGAACATTTTCTCGGTTCCAACCTACGCCCATCATAGATTTTACTGTGTCTATTATCTGCATAGTGTTAAAAGGTGATTTTTCGTCAAATTTATATATTTCATTTAGGAAGCTTTGTGCCTGATCAGCACCACCTAATTTCCGTTCGAAAAACATTTTAGAACCTTCAAGGGTATCTGCTAATGCCATAGGGCTTTTCACAAACTTGTTAAGGGCTTGTCCGGCTACAAAACCGGTTACAATACCCTTGAAACTCGTTGCAAAGCCTAATAACGAACGTAGTGGTTTAGTAGCGTAATCCAATGCTTTTATTGTGAAGCTAAATGTTTTTCCTCCAATATTTCTAAGGCTGTCCATCACTTTTCCTACCGTGCCAGTTGCTCTGTCTCTTACTGATAAGTCAGCCTGAGCCCTGGTACGTCCGAATCTTTCTGCCTGTTCCTGTGTGCGGCGGATGCTGTCCCCTAAGCGGTCCGAACTGCCTCTGGCTCTACCCATGCCAGCTGATGTATCGTCTGTAAATCGTGCTGATATGTCAATTACGATAGTATCTGCTGTTGACATTTTGCACCTCCCTTACTTAAGCTTGCTTAATATTGAGGCAAGTGGATTTTTTTCTTCTAATTCAATGGCTACTTCTTCAGAAGCATAAACAAAGGGCAGTTCCCACTCAGGGGAAAATTTAATTCCCGGTGGAAACTGCCCTGTTCTTTGCCAAATTCTATGAATTAAATAGAATCTTCCTCCTGCCTTGATAAGTTTTTTACGTATTCCTCTTTATTGACACCATAGCCCGATAATTCGTCTACAATGTCTGCAACACTATCTTTTTCACCTACTAAAAATACAGCCTCTATAACATCTGTATTTGTTAATATTCCATTGTGTCCCGCTTGAACAAGAGACTGTTTAAGTTTTGGATTATTCCATAGCTTCTTTTTGTCTTCCTCAATTGTTGCTGTGTAAATCTTAAGACTTCTAAGTTTTACATAATCAGTTTCAGCCTCTATTTTAGGTAAATGTCTGCCGTTTGGGTTAGCAATGTACTTTGTTGCGGTTTTTCTGCAAGCCTGCAATTCTTCTTCGGAAATTGGTCTTATTGTAAACTCAAACAATAATTTACCATTTCTTTTTATTTGAAGTTTCTTGTAGTTATCTCTGTCTTCTCTGAAATTTGCAGCCTCTAGCATTCCGGCTAAAAGCTGATCTTCCGTCATTAAAATTTCTTCCTGCGTCATTCCATTTAATTCTTCTATTCCATCTCTTTCGTCCATACTATCCTCCTAATTATGCTGAAAAATATTCAAGCAGCTCTGGTGTAGAGTTGACTCTGTATTGCCATGGTCTTTTTACTATGTCACCTGGCTGTAAGTTGAACAAGTCCACTGAACCATCTGGTACACAGTTTCTAAATACCTGACGCTGTGTTTGACCGTCTCTGCGTCTAAGCTTCGTCTGGAAATCATATGTTGGCATGAAGCCGTTTCTAAGGTCCTCATAAAGCTTTGTAAGCATTACATCATCTCTTACTACTACCTCTGACATAGTCAATGATACGCTATAGCCTGTATTTACTGCATAAACAATAGGCGAACCAACAGGCTGATAGTCTGTATTGTTAACATTAAGCTGTGCCTGTGCAGTGTCTACTTCTGCGAGAAATATCTGTGATCCATCGCTTAAAGTAAGGAATATCTGACCATCTTTTCCGGTTATGATTTTCGTTACATCAAGCGTAGATTGATTATTAAGTCCGTTCATGTATTATCCTCCTTCTATACTGCAGGTGCGAATCTGAATTTGTAAGTCAAATATAGCTTTTCAAGTGAATCTACATCGTCTACCTCAAATATGAACCATGCTGAATCTCCTGCAGGTGGATTATTCTTGTCTATCTTAACAAGCGCACCGGCAAGGAACTTTTCTTCTGTAACCATTGTATTTAACAGGCCTTGTAACGCTTGTAATACTGTTGCTCTACCATCTGAATTGTTGTTCACATTACCGATTAATGGTTCTACGGTGTCTGAAGATCTTGTCATAAGTTCAAAACGAGTTTTAACACGACGTATTTTCTTCCATCCTGCGTCATCTTCTCCCTCTGGGCTTACTAAAGTAGTTATTCCCTGTTCTATCCAAATTACCCCCGAAGCTGCTTGAGAAAATACTACCATGCCGGCAAGCAATGCTTGTTCATATTGTCCATTTGTCATTTTCTCTGGAATGTCCACAGCTCCTGCAAATGATTTGTGGGTAATACTCTGATTAGATGGTATAGACGCTATCATTCCAGCTACTCTAGCAGCTGCTATAT